CTATGCTGTTTTGATATCTACGATAATCCAGTCTTTACCACGATCATCATTGTATCGGTCGGTCATTTTTCTGGATTTATGACCTAACAACTTTTGCGTATCCAGACCCTGTTCCCGATATAACCGTTCTGACAGAGATCGCTGCTCATGAAATGTGGGCGCAGTTCCTGGCTCCCATTTTATGCCACATTTTTCCCTGGCCTTTTTAAAAGCCGTTGTAAGAGTATTTGCAGAAACCTGGTCTCCTCTGTTTGCTTGAGAGGTAGTGTGACGGTAATGGACCAGATATTTACTAACAACAGCATCCCTGCACTGAGATATAACTTCACGAAGGGTAATATTCAGAGCATCGCATTTCAGGCTAAGCGGAATAGCAAGTTTTGAACCGGTTTTTTCCTGAGTAATGTGCAACATGTCGTCCCATATATCAGAGAATTTCAAATTGCAGATATCGCCTAAACGTTGTCCAGTAACAAGAGCAAGTAGCATGCCGCATTTTAAATAGGGCTGCCGTCTGCTTACGCTTTCAAATATTGCCTGCCATTCGGGCAGTGATAATCTTTGGCGGTTTACTCGATTTCGCGGTTGTTTTGTTGCCTGCGCTGGGTTAAATCCTGGCGGAACATGTCCTGCGTGTTGTGCTTCTTTGAAGACGTCGATCAACACCATTCTCACGACTTGCGCCATCCTGTTATGACCTTCAGCCTTTACAGCATCAATTATTTCGGCAATATCAAGTGCGGTAATATCCTTGAGGTGTTGCATTCCACAATGCTCACGGAAAAGACGAATGGGTTTACCTTTTTGCCGATAGGAGTTGGGTTTTAGTTCATTATGTTGCAGCCTGTCCTCCTGGATAGAAATATATTTATCAAGCCATTCTGTCACCGTAATGTCTGAACGCCTGCCTTTCATTCTTTCTAGACGCTCATTGACGCTTAATATTTGTCGGGTACGTTGTTCAGCAATAATGGTATTTGCTTCAGTAGCAACTTGTTTTGCTTCATTCTCATCAGTTCCTAAGCTATGAAAACGACCGGATAGTGGATGTTTGTATTGCCAATATACCTTTCCGGTTCGCTTATCTAATTTGCAATATAAATTGGGTATAGAGATTTTGTGAGATCGGGGTCTAGCAGCCATCAGCGATTATCCGTTGGAGTTTTGGGTTTGCGTTTATTGGGAGTTGCGGTTCTGCAAGCGTTCCTACAAAACGGGAATTTCGGTCAATCATCCAGTAGCGACCAACTTTTATAGCGGGTGGGGCCATCATTTTCCCTTGCGCGTATTTTTTCAGAACTCGCTCACTTGGTGCTAAGTCCCCAAATTCTTCTTTAGCCCAGTCCTGTAAAGTGATTAGTCGAGACATTTGTCCTCCTCTTACTGCTGAGGGAGTTTGTGACCGATATATCTGACATGATATTAAGCTCATGGCAGGTACATCTCTTGACTGGTCATAGAGATAAATTTAATGCTGAGAAATGCAGTATTGAATTTATCAATTTTTCTATTTCCTGCGTATGGCACGTAACTTCTTAATGTGTTCTGCTGTATCGATCTCTTCGGCTATCCGATCTGCATCAGCTTTATTCACAGGTTCAAAGTCATGATTAAAGCGGAACATGCTGGCGATACATGTTCTGCCTTTTTGGATGTAGTGAACTTTGTTGTGGGTAGAACGCAGGATTTTGCAGGGAGTGCCGTGGTGGTCGACGTACCAGGTGTTAGGAAAAATGATTCTGAACATTTTTACACCTCAGTTGGACGATGTTGAAATTTGCTGCTTTGAGGCCATTACAATCCCCATTGTTTGTTCTTAAGTTCGATCTCCTCCTGGCAACTTGCACAAGTCCGACAACCCTGAACGGCCAGGCGTCTTCGCTCATCTATGGGATCGCCACACTCACAACAATGAGTGGCAGATATAGCCTGGTGGTTCAGGCGGCGCATTTTTATTGCTGTGTTGCGCTGTAATTCTTCAATTTCTGATGCTGAATCAATGATGTCTGCCATCTTCCATTAATCCCTGAATTGTTGGTTAATACGCTTGAGGGTGAATGCGAATAATAGAAAAGGAGCCTGTAGCTCCCTGATGATTTTGCTTTTCATGTTCACCGTTCCTTAAAAACGCCGTTTAACATGCCGATCGCTAGGCTTAAATGAGTCGGTGTGAATCCCATCAGCGTTACCGTTTCGCGGTGCTTCTTCAGTACGCTACGGCAAATGTCATCGACGTTTTTATCCGGAAACTGCTGTCTGGCTTTTTTGATTTCACAATTAGCCTGACGGGCAATGCTGCGAAGGGCGTTATTATGTTCTATTGTCATATTGGCCTCACACTTCGAATGCCAACTGAGGGGTAAAGACGTCCCGTTCAGCGTTGTAATTAAGTGAACTGGCACTGTTGAATGATTCAATGCGTTCCACAAGAACTTGCGTACGGGTTTCTTTACTTGCGGGAGCATATGGCGAACCTACCCAGGATTTGTCGATGCCTATATTTCTTGCGACGTTCGTGCTGTCTGCAGACGAAAGCGGTACATGAGTAAAAATGTCTTTATTTAACATCCGTAACCCATGAATCTTGGTGATTGGGTAGCCGTACTGATCTACAACATGACGTATAAGATCGCGTAGTTTAGCCCGACACGCTCTCGGTCGTTTTGCATCGTATCCCCCCATCGAGCCGATGCAGACGCGGGGAAACTCATGGCACAGACGAATAAATCGCTCATCTGGTTCGTTCATGTGCCACACCGGAGCACCAATAAATTTACCGTGAGGCCATGCCGCAATCAGGGCGTCATTCTCTTCACTGGTTCCGCCGATAACATCCGGGATAACCGCGAATGAGAAACGAGGGTGATTACCCCAGCGTTCAACAAATCTGTAATATTCATTCCAGTCTACGGCCTTGTTTTTTGTCCAGAATGTGAATGCACCATTATCAAGAGCAAATGATTGGGTGACTTCGGAAGCCAGATCAATCTGAGCTGGATTAGCAAAACTGATGAATGCGTGTCTGCCTTTCCAGGCTTTCAACGCACAGGTATCGGGAGTTATTGGACCACCGTGAAAATGAATCATACACTCTCCCGTTTATTATTTATCTCCTCAGCCAGTCGCTGGGCTTTCAGCGGATTTCGGATAACAGAAGGCCCGGGAAATACCCAGCCTCGCTTTGTAACGGAGTAGACGAAAGTGATCGCACCTACCCGGATATTATCGTGAGGATGCTTCATCGCCATTGCTCCCCAAATACAAAACCAATTTCAGCCAGTGCCTCGTCCATTTTTTCGATGAACTCCGGCACCATCTCGTCAAAACTCGCCATGTACTTTTCATCCCGCTCAACCACGACATAATGCAGTCCTTCACGCTTCATACGCGGGTCATAGTTGGCAAAGTACCAGGCATCTTTTCGCGTCACCCACATGCTGTACTGCACCTGGGCCATGTAAGCTGACTTTATGGCCTCGAAACCACCGAGCCGGAACTTCATGAAATCCCGGGAGGTAAACGGGCATTTCAGTTCAAGGCCGTTGCCGTCACTGCATAAACCATCTGGAGAGCAGGCGGTACGCATACTTTCGTCGCGATAGATGATCGGTGATTCAGTAACATTCACGCCGGAAGTGAACTCAAACAGGGCTCTGGCGTCGTTCTCGTACTGTTTTCCCCAGGCCAGCGCTTTAGCGTTAACTTCCGGAGCCACACCGGTGCAAACCTCAGCAAGCAGGGTGTGGAAGTAGGACATTTTCATGTCAGGCCACTTTTTTCCGGAGCGGGGTTTTGCTATTACGTTATGAACTTCTGAAGCTGTGATGACGCCGAGCCGTAATTTGTGCCACGCATCATCCCCCTGTTCGACAGCTCTCACGTCGATCCCGGTACGCTGCAGGATAATGTCCGGTGTCATGCTGCCACCTTCTGCTCTGCGGCTTTCTGTTTCAGGAATCCAAGAGCTTTTACTGCTTCGGCCTGTGTCAGTTCTGACGATGCGCGAATGTCGCGGCGAAATATCTGGGAACAGAGCGGCAATAAGTCGTCATCCCATGTTTTATCCAGGGCGATCAGCAGAGTGTTAATCTCCTGCATGCTTTCATCGTTAACCGGAGTGATGTCGCGTTCCGGCTGACGTTCTGCAGTGTATGCGGTATTTTCGACAATGCGCTCGGCTTCATCCTTGTCATAGATACCAGCAAATCCGAAGGCCAGACGGGCACACTGAATCATAGCTTTATGCCGTAACATTCGTTTGGGATGCGACTGCCACGGTCCCGTGATTTCTCTGCCTTCGCGGGTTTTGAATGGTTCGCGGCGGCATTCATCCATCCACTCGGTAACGCAGATCGGATGATTACGGTCCTTGCGGTAAATCCGGCATGTACATGATTCATTGTCCTGCTCAAAGTCCATGCCATCAAACTGCTGGTTTTCATTAATGATGCGGGACCAGCCATCAACGCCCACCACAGGAACGATGCCGTTCTGCTTATCAGGGAAGGCGTAAATTTCTTTCGTCCACGGATTAAGGCCGTACTGGTTGGCGACGATCAGCAATGCGATGAACTGCGCATCGCTGGCATCACCTTTAAATGCCGTCTGACGAAGAGTGGTGATCAGTTCCTGTGGGTCGACAGAATCCATGCCGACACGTTCAGCCAGCTTCCCGGCTAGCGTTGCGAGTGCTGTACTCATCCGTTTTATACCTCTGAATCAATATCAACATGGTGGTGAGCAATGGTTTCAACCATGTACCGGATGTGTTCTGCCATGCGCTCCTGAAACTCAACATCGTCATCAAACGCACGGGTAATGGCTTTTTTGCTGGCCCCGCAGCGTTGCAAATGATCGATGCAGAGTGATTCAAACAGGTGCTGTGGAAGACCTTTTTCCATGTCGTCTGCCAGTTCTGCCTCTTTCTCTTCACGGGCGATCTGCTGGTAGTGACGCGCCCAGCTTTGAGCCTCAAGACGATCCTGAATGTAATAAGCGTTCATGGCTGAACTCCTGAAAATGGCTGTGAAAATATCGCCCGCGAAATGCCGGGCTGATTAGGAAAACAGGAAAGGGGATTAGTGATTCAGGCCGTTGCCGCGCCCGTCGAGAAAAACTTCCACGAGCAAATCACGGGTATAAGTGCGCTCGATGCCGCGATGCAGATAAAGCCGTCCGCGTAAATTAGCTGATGCAGTCCAGGTACCATCTTTGTGTTTGACCAGCATTCCTGGCATGACCGCACCTCGATTAACGGTCTGCGTTCCGTAATGTTGATGAACCATAAAAACTCCTGCCCGTAAGCTGGGCTGCTGAACATATAGAGACTTCTGCGCGTATTCAGGCGGTGGATGGCCGCCGGTTGTCATAACTAAGCCGCCTCGTTGAAACGACTGAGGTATGAAGTGTTGAGTTGATTTCAGCTGGTCACACCGACGTTCACGCGTCCGCTTCACCCCTCGCACTTCCCGAAGCCTGCTGAAATTCAAGCTGCGGACCTAAGCGGTCATCGCAACGGTGAATCAGGTGGTTGCCGTATCGTTGTGTTGTTGCGATGAATTTATTTAAAACTATAGTTGTTTTGTTGTCAACAACAAAAGTTGTTTTATTGGTTGTTTTAGATGTAACTGGTTGTATTTAGGATGGGTTTATTTTGTGACTTGCATCGCATAGCGATAACTGAAGGGAGATTGTGGTGGTTTTTTGAACGGTATACGTGATGAGGGGAGGGGATAAAAGAAAACCCGGCACGGTGGCCGGGTATCTTTATTCGAATGGAAGATCTATTTGCCTTTGAGGATTCAACTGTTTTTTTACATGCTCAATTTCGAATATGGTTTTTATGGCATCTCCGATCATATATTGAGTTACTTTTAAATCTACAAGTAACATATCACCTTTAGAAAAATTTAAGGTGTTGTTATCAATATCGCTGATGAATTTCTGGTCTTTTATTTCAGCCAAAAAGCTACTGGCACCATCAGAAAACCGCCACCGGCTTCCTTCATTGAAGGAAATATTTTTAATTTGAAGGGCTTTCTCTACTGTGTACTCTGAAATTATTGATTCTGCTGGTAGATTGACTTTGAAATAATGTGCTTCTTGCTTGTTGATCGTCATGAATGTCAAACCATCATCGACAGTAGAGGCAAAGCTGTCAATGCCTTCCTGCTCTAATGGCTTACTTATAACTTCTTGTAATGAAGAGCGAAGTTTAATATTTTTATAAAGTTCAATAACGTTACTGTCGTAGATCTCGCTTTCGTCATCAACAAAGACTTCGATGTTGCTATCAGGCAAATTGTGTAATTTTTTTATTTTCCTTGGACCTATCCATTTTATCAGTTGAATTAGGCCTTTGCATATTTTTTCTTTAGAACCAGGACAGAGTCCAATAAAAGCAATCAAATTCGCAGCGGCTGTTGCTGAATCGCCGGATAAAAAATCAACAGCCTGTTTGAACCAAGATGTAGATGAGGCAACCAGATCTATTCCAAATGAGCCAGCTTTAAATGATGCATTGACTTTTACAGAAACAACAGTCTTGTTTCCGTAGAGAGTTTTACCGGCTTCCTCTAATGCATCTGATAGTGATAGAAGGGCAGGAGCAAGGTCTCGCACGTTCATTTCATGCGTTTCCAGTGCCGGACCGTCGTATACTATCCTGAACTTCATATCATTGGTTTCCGAATTGTTGCCCGCATCCATTATGGCATTCACCTGATCACATATACAGTTAATTTACGATATTGTCTTAAATCTTAAAACTTCTATTGTATGGCTACCCATGCTTCCTATACGTCTGCGGCATGCTCCCAATAACCTTACCGAAGATGAACACCCGGTTCATCTCGTCTTTCTCGATCGGGTCCCAAGGTGAGTAGCTCTTGTTATCAGAGATAACCAGCAGCTTATCCTTCATCATTTGCAGACGCTTTACATGGGCTGTGTCGTCGTACAGAAACGCATAGATACCATCACCGTCGAAAGATTTAACCGTGATATCAACGAACAGCAGATCACCTGGTTCGATCGTTCCTGACATGCTGTCACCGCGTACGTTAATGATACGGATATTTTCCGCCTTCCTGCCATCGAACATGTGACGAGCATCGTCAAACGAATACTCAACCGAACGTAGAACTTCTACAAACTCACGGTTGATGACTCCCGGCCCGGCACTCACTTCGATATCAAGAACGTCAATCTTAAAGTATTTGGAATGGCTGACAGTTGTTTGTATTGGTTGCACTGTACTGTCTGACATATTTCCAACGCCAGAAGATAACCATTCTGCGCGCACACCCAAAGCGTTCGCGATCTCCACGATTTTAGTTGTTTGGTTAGCTTTCCCTGTTTCGATTTTCTGAATAGCTGCTTGGCTAACCCCGACCAAATCCCCAAGCGCCTTTTGTGTAAGGCCTCGCGCTAATCTGGCTTCTTTAAGTCTTTCTGAGAGTGTTGTTTTCATAGTCCAAATGTACAACCAAGGTTTTATTTCATCAAACGAAAATGGTTGTTGACTAAAAACAACCATGGTTTTAATCTTGATTCAAATTAACCACGGAGGTTGTTATGAACCCAGCCATCAAAACAGCGATCAATATCGTTGGTTCACAAAAGAAACTAGGCGCTGCCTGCGAAGTTTCACAGCAGGCCGTCTATAAGTGGCTTCACAACAAAGCAAAGGTATCCCCTGAACATGTCGGCAGCATTGTTACGGCTACTGGTGGAGTAGTGAAGGCATACCAGATTCGCCCGGATCTTCCGAAGTTGTTTCCACACACTGAAAAGAACGCAGCTTAAATTTCCATTTCACGCTCTTTAACAATAAGCAATCAACTTAACAGTCAATTCAAACTAAAGGAGTCAATTATGCAACCACTTACATACCAACAGACTAGCGGATTTAGCCCGACTGCGGTGATAAATCGTTCTCAAACAAAACAAGCTCCAGGCCACGAAAAAATCCGTGATGCCGTCCGCGCCTGGTCGGCTGTAGATAATCAGGATGTCGTTGCCGCACTCATTGTGAATGAGTATCGGGAGCAGGGCGGCGGCACCATCGATTTCCCTGATGATGTCAGCCGTGCACGCCAGAAGCTGTTCCGCTTCCTCGATAACAAATTCGATTCTGAAAAATACCGAAATAACGTGCGTGAACTGACCCCGGCAATTCTGGCGGTACTACCGCTGGAATATCGCGGTTACCTAGTTGAGCAGGATAGCTTCATGGCTCGGCTGGCTGAAATGGAAAAGGAACTCAGTGAGGCAAAGCAGGCGGTCATTCTCAACGCACCACGCCACCAGAAACTGAAGGAGATGAGTGAAGGCATTGTGTCGATGTTTCGAGTGGACCCGGATCTGGCTGGTCCACTGATGGCGATGGTCACCACCATGCTGGGGGCAATATGACAGGTTCAGAAATGGCGAAAGCCGGTCTGCTGGAACAGAACCGACTTTCAGGTGCAAATCGTAACACACTCATTGCGGGAGGAATTATGGCAAACACTGCTGAGATATTCAATTTTCCAGTGCCGGATGCGGCACAAAAGGAGCCGCGCGTGGCAGATCTCGATGATGGTTATACGCGCATTGCAAATGAGTTGCTGGAAGCTGTGATGCTGGCCGGATTAACACAGCACCAGCTTCTGGTCTTTCTGGCTGTCATGCGCAAAACATATGGCTTTAATAAAAAACTGGATTGGGTTAGCAACGAGCAACTTTCCGAATTAACCGGGATATTGCCGCACAAGTGTTCTGCTGCAAAAAGTGTTCTGGTAAAGCGTGGGATTTTTATTCAGAGCGGGCGGAATACCGGCATTAATAATGTGGTCAGTGAATGGTCTACATTACCCGAATCAGGTAAGAAAAATAAAGTTTACCTGAAAGAGGTAAATTTACCTGAATCAGGTAAAAAAAGTTTACCCAAATCAGGTAAAGGCGTTTACCCGAATCAGGTAAACACAAAAGACAAACTAACAAAAGACAATATAAAACCTTTTTCGTCCGAGAATTCTGGCGAATCCTCTGACCAACCAGAAAACGATCTTCCTGTGGTGAAACCGGATGCTGCAATTCAGAGCGGCAGCAAGTGGGGGACAGCAGAAGACCTGACCGCCGCAGAGTGGATGTTTGACATGGTGAAGACCATCGCGCCATCAGCCAGAAAACCGAATTTTGCAGGGTGGGCTAACGATATCCGCCTGATGCGTGAACGTGACGGACGTAACCACCGCGACATGTGCGTGCTGTTCCGCTGGGCATGCCAGGACAACTTCTGGTCCGGTAACGTGCTAAGTCCGGCCAAACTCCGCGACAAGTGGACCCAACTCGAAATCAACCGTAACAAGCAACAGGCAGGCGTGACAGCTAGCAAACCAAAACTCGACCTGACAAACACAGACTGGATTTACGGGGTGGATCTATGAAAAACATCGCCGCACAGATGATTAACTTTGACCGTGAGCAGATGCGCCGGATCGCCAACAACATGCCGGAACAGTACGACGAAAAGCCGCAGGTACAGCAGGTAGCGCAGATAATCAACGGTGTATTCAGCCAGTTACTGGCAACTTTCCCGGCGAGCCTGGCTAATCGTGACCAGAACGAACTGAACGAAATCCGCCGCCAGTGGGTTCTGGCTTTCCGGGAAAACGGGATCACCACGATGGAACAGGTGAGCGCCGGAATGCGTGTTGCCCGTCGGCAGAATAGACCATTTCTGCCATCACCCGGGCAGTTTGTTGCATGGTGCCGGGAAGAAGCATCCGTTACCGCCGGGCTGCCAAACGTCAGCGAGCTGGTTGATATGGTTTACGAGTATTGCCGGAAGCGTGGTCTGTATCCGGATGCAGAGTCTTATCCGTGGAAATCAAACGCGCACTACTGGCTGGTTACCAACCTGTATCAGAACATGCGGGCCAATGCGTTGACTGACGCGGAATTACGGCGCAAGGCTGCCGATGAACTGTCCTGTATGACCGCGCGAATTAACCGTGGTGAGGCGATACCTGAACCAGTAAAACAACTTCCTGTCATGGGCGGTAGACCTCTAAATCGTGCACAGGCTCTGGCGAAGATCGCAGAAATCAAAGCTAAGTTTGGGCTGAAAGGAGCAATTGTATGACGGGCAAAGAGGCAATTATTCATTACTTGGGGACTCATAAGAACTTCTGTGCGCAGGACGTTGCCGCGGTAACAGGTGCAACCGTAACCAGCATAAATCAGGCTGCGGCTAAAATGGCGCGGGCAGGAATCCTGGTCGTTGATGGTAAGGTCTGGCGAACGGTGTATTATCGGTTCGCTACCAGAGAAGAATGGGAAGGAAAGGTGAGCACGAATTTGATTTTTAAGGAGTGTCGCCAGAGTGCCGCGATGAAACGGGTATTGAGGGTATATAAAAGAACATCAATGGGTACACAATGATGAAACAGGTGAGTTGAGTTCAAACTGTAGTACAATTCTCTCCAGTTTGAACAGGAAAGAATATGCTATGAATCCTTATATTTATCTTGGTGGTGCAATACTTGCAGAGGTCATTGGTACAACCTTAATGAAGTTTTCAGAAGGTTTTACACGGTTATGGCCATCTGTTGGTACAATTATTTGTTATTGTGCATCATTCTGGTTATTAGCTCAGACGCTGGCTTATATTCCTACAGGGATTGCTTATGCTATCTGGTCAGGAGTCGGTATTGTCCTGATTAGCTTACTATCATGGGGATTTTTCGGCCAACGGTTGGACCTGCCAGCCATTATAGGCATGATGTTGATTTGTGCCGGTGTGTTGGTTATTAATTTATTGTCACGAAGCACACCACATTAAAAATAATTTGTTTTTAAACGACTAAAATATGGAGGCTCGTATATTTATATGGGCCTCGTTTTATGCTTTTTGTTAATGTCTTTAGTTTTTATTCATTCTTTTGTGCTTTCAAGATTATGGTGTAAGAAAATTGCAATGCGATTATTGTTGTATATTCAAAATAATGTGACCTTAATTGTCTTTTTAAATAAAAATTAAACAAAAATCATATCTCACCACTAAGGTTTATAAAAGCATACTTTAGCAGGTGTCACCATGAAAAAAGCCATAGCATATATGCGATTTTCATCACCAGGTCAGATGTCTGGTGATTCATTAAACCGCCAGAGAAGGCTTATTACTGAATGGCTAAAGGTAAATAGTGATTATTACCTTGATACCGTAACGTATGAAGATTTGGGGTTAAGCGCATTCAATGGAAAGCATGCACAATCAGGAGCTTTTTCGGAATTTTTAGATGCTATAGAACATGGTTATATATTGCCAGGGACTACATTGTTAGTTGAAAGTCTGGACAGACTTTCAAGAGAAAAAGTCGGTGAAGCGATTGAGCGTCTGAAATTGATTTTGAATCACGGTATTGATGTTATAACTCTTTGCGATAATACAGTCTATAATATTGACTCATTGAATGAGCCATATTCATTAATAAAAGCCATACTTATAGCACAAAGGGCAAATGAAGAAAGCGAGATAAAGTCAAGTCGGGTTAAATTATCATGGAAGAAAAAACGGCAGGATGCACTGGAGTCAGGCACGATTATGACGGCTTCTTGTCCGAGATGGCTCTCATTGGATGACAAAAGAACGGCTTTTGTTCCAGACCCCGACAGGGTGAAAACTATTGAGCTAATTTTTAAACTCAGGATGGAAAGGCGCTCATTGAATGCAATAGCCAAGTATTTAAATGATCATGCTGTAAAGAATTTCTCAGGAAAAGAAAGTGCATGGGGACCTTCTGTAATTGAAAAATTATTAGCGAATAAAGCTCTGATAGGTATATGCGTACCTTCATATCGTGCAAGAGGGAAAGGGATAAGTGAAATCGCTGGCTATTATCCCAGAGTCATATCAGATGATTTGTTTTACGCTGTACAGGAAATTCGGTTGGCACCTTTTGGTATTAGCAATAGTAGCAAGAATCCTATGCTAATAAATCTACTTCGAACAGTTATGAAGTGTGAGGCTTGTGGTAATACCATGATTGTTCATGCGGTATCTGGAAGTTTGCATGGCTATTATGTTTGTCCGATGAGAAGATTACATCGATGTGACAGACCATCAATAAAAAGAGATTTGGTTGATTATAATATCATTAATGAATTGCTTTTTAATTGTAGCAAAATTCAACCAGTTGAAAACAAGAAAGATGCTAATGAAACTTTAGAGTTAAAAATTATTGAGCTTCAGATGAAAATTAATAATTTAATCGTTGCATTGTCTGTCGCGCCTGAAGTTACCGCTATAGCAGAGAAAATAAGACTATTAGATAAGGAATTACGAAGGGCTTCGGTATCATTAAAAACTTTGAAGAGTAAAGGGGTGAGTTCACTTGGTGATTTTCATGCTATTGATTTAACCAGTAAAAATGGGCGAGAGCTATGTCGTACACTTGCCTATAAAATATTCGAAAAAATTATAATTAATACAGATAATAAAACCTGTGATATCTATTTTATGAATGGCATTGTTTTTAAACACTATCCTTTAATGAAAGTAATATCCGCCCAGCAGGCGATAAGTACTCTTAAATATATGGTTGATGGTGAGATTTATTTTTGAGTAATAATCACTTTTTCAACCGTGCTATGGTATGAAAGTAAAGTGACTAATATGATATTAACTATCTTGAACGAAGCGCCCTGAGCTATAGTTTTACTATAGGCACTGCCACTGGATGTTGGCATTCTTGCTCTAGTAGCTCAACAATACCCAATCACAAAACAATTCACTGATAACAAACTTTGTGCACGTGCTTGGTTATGGCGAACAGGTGATGTTAACCTCTTGCCTGAATGCCACTCCACTTCATTAAGTATCTGAGCACCGAGAGGCTGGTCACGCCCCCATTAAAAATAATTTCTTTTGAATCGAGTGAAATAGGTTAGCCCGCATAAGTGCGGGCTGCTTTTTACAGGTCAGCGTTTGTTTTTTGTTGTTGGGTAGCGGTTTTTATGGGGGTTCCCAGGTTTTTAGTAAACCACTCAACAACTCTGTTTATAATAATTGGCTGATACCATGTATTATCGCCATGCTCAGCCCCTTCTACCAGAACGTACTCAGCGTTATCGCCGTTCTTCTTCAACATCCTGAATAGTTTGGCGCTTTGCTCAGGTGAAACCAGAGTGTCTTTGCTACCATGCATAATAAGAAATGGGGGTTTTACTCCTTTCATATGTCCGATTGGACTGGCGTTTAGCGCTTTTTCTTTTGACGCTGTTATGGGGGCTCCCGCAAAACTTCTGAATGCAGGGCCATTGATCATTAAGGCTTCGGTTACGGCAGGAGATCGATGAACCTCCTGCACTGATTCAGGGAACCCCTCGCCAATATTCAACAAGTCAGAAATCCCATAAAGTGTGGCAACTGCCTGAACATCTGCTGATTGCTGAAGAAAGTCACCTTTATTAAAGGTTTTGTCACCATTTGTAGTTCCCATCATCTGGGCAAGCCATCCACCGGCAGAGTCACCCAGAACTCCGATTCTTTGAGGATCAATCCCATAATCGCTGGCATGTTCTCTCAAGTAACGTATTGCAGCTTTCCCATCCTCAACTGGTGCTGGAAATGTATCAGGAATTGTTCTGTATTCTACAGCGGCCACAACAAAACCAGCTTCAGCCAGAGCCATTCTCATTTCAATAAATTTGTCATGTTCAGAAGACATGAATCCGCCGCCGGGATAATAAATAATGGCTGGTCTTAAATCATTTGTTCGCGGGACAAGAACTGACATGTGAAGCTGTCTGACAGAACGAGTTCCTTTTATCTGGGAATAAACAACATCACCAATGAGATCGACCTGGTTTCTGGTGGGTGAAACACTAATGATATCTGCACCCGGGGTGTAACCAGGAAGATTAGTCTGGACAGGTGTTGCACAACTCCCGACCGACATGGCCATTGACATACCATACAATAGTGTTGCAGATGATAATATCTTGTTAATTTTCATGTTTTACATGCCTTGACTTATCGGATGAAATTCTCTTACTGAATTTAACGGCAGTTTAATAGCAGTACAACTCGTGGTAGCTAGGGAAATATCCCAGTCGTGGTTAAGGTTGTACTTGACGGCTATTATTTCAACAATGCTTAAAGTGAGAGCTTAAGGTTATGCGTATGTTTTACAGTCCGAGTAGATTCTGACCAATAGCTTCTTTGTATAATTCTGTCAGAAATAAATCTTGGCTTGCATGAAGTTTGAGACCTTATCTTGTTTGATTATGAATAATCAATTCGCCATAATTGTATCACCGGAGCCTGAACAACTCCTGTGACTTCTGCGCTAAACGGGGACGTTTATGCGCACATACAATCCAACCTATCTTCTCCATTCACAGATGCAGAAATGCACCTGCGATTTTTTGCATCCAGCGTTTGGCCTCTGCGGAGGTGAATCGTGAACCTCCCACAAGATGGCATCAAATTGCATCGCGGCAACTTCACCGCTTTCGGCCAGCAGATCCAGCCTTATCTGGAGGACGGAAAATGCTTTCGCATGGTGCTTAAACCGTGGCGTGAGAAACGCAGTCTTTCCCAGAATGCACTCAGCCATATGTGGTACAGCGAAATCAGTGAATACCTCATCAGCAGGGGGAAATCGTTCGCTACCGCAGCATGGGTAAAAGATGCTCTCAAACACACATACCTCGGTTATGAAACCAAGGACCTGGTTGATGTCGTAACCGGCGAAATCACTACTATCCAGTCGTTACGCCATACCTCCGATCTTGATACCGGAGAGATGTATGTCTTCCTGTGTAAGGTTGAAGCCTGGGCGATGAATATTGGCTGCCACCTGACTATTCCGCAGCGCTGCGAGTTCCAGCTGCTGCGCGACAAGCAGGAGGCGTAATGGCTACACCGCTTATTCGTATCATGAACGGACACATCTACAAAGTACCAAATCGTCGTAAGCGTAAACCTGAGCTGAAGCCATCCGAAATACCAACACTGCTCGGGTATACCGCCAGCCTGGTTGATAAAAAATGGTTGCGACTGGCAGCAAGGAGGAATCATGGCTGATTTGAGAAAAGCAGCGCGTGGTCGGGAATGCCAGGTAAGAATCCCTGGCGTATGTAATGGCAATCCTGAAACGTCAGTACTGGCACATATCCGGCTGGCTGGATTGTGCGGTACCGGTATCAAACCGCCAGACCTGATTGCCACCATTGCATGTTCTGCCTGCCACGACGAAATCGACCGTCGCACGCATTTTGTTGACGCTGGATATGCAAAAGAATGCGCGCTGGAAGGTATGGCGAGAACACAGGTTATCTGGTTGAAAGAGGGGGTTATTGAGGCGTGAATACCTACAGCATCACATTACCTTGGCCTCCGAGCAATAATCGCTATTACCGCCATAATCGTGGGCGCACGCACGTCAGCGCAGAGGGGCAGGCATACTGCGATAACGTCGCCCGAATCATTAAAAACGCAATGCTGGATATCGGCTTGGCTATGCCAGTGAAAATCCGTATTGAGTGCCACATGCCGGATCGCCGTCGCCGTGACCTGGATAATCTGCAAAAAGCCGCTTTTGACGCACTCACCAAAGCAGGTTTCTGGCTGGATGATATTCAGGTCGTTGATTACCGTGTTGTGAAGATGCCCGTTACCAAAGGTGGGAAGCTGGAGCTGACCATCACCGAACTGGGAGATGAATGATGTTTGAGTCTTATATGGCAGAGCGTCTTCGCCGCCGCTGGGTGCGCCTGCGCTTATATCGTTTTCCTGGTTCTGTTTTGACCGATTACCGAATACTGAAGAATTACGCCAAAACCCTGACAGGAGCAGGAGTATGAAGTCAGAGATAACAATCAACTAATACTGTTTTGTTGATTTTTGCTTGTAATTGGCGTTCTGGTCTGATTTTTGTGGAGTAAGTTGATGCGTGATATTCAGATGGTTCTTGAGCGTTGGGGAGCGTGGGCGGCTAATAATCATGAAGATGTGACCTGGTCGTCCGTTGCCGCCGGTTTTAAGGGATTAATTCCTTCAAAAGTAAAATCTCGCCCGCAATGTTGTGACGATGACGCGATGATCATTTGCGGGTGCATGGCCCGTCTGAAAAAGAACAACAGCGATTTACACGATTTATTAGTAGATTATTATGTATGTGGTATGACATTCATGTCACTGGCAAGTAAGCATTGCTGCTCGGATGGTTATATCGGGAAAAGGTTACAGAAGGCTGAGGGCATAATTGAAGGGATGTTAATGGCATTAGATATCCGGTTAGATATGGATATCGTTGCTAATAATTCTAATTGATATGCAATTGTTTACTAAAAGTTATTAAAAATGGGGCGTGGAAACGCCCCCAAAATAAAGGGTAATATATAACAGAAGGTTTATATAGTAAGAAGCAAGGTAGTGCTTCTAAAGGAAGTGGCTTGAGGGCTCCACTTATATGTTGCGGAGGCAAAGCCTCCCGCAACATATCTTTTTCGTAAGTCAGATTAGAACTGATAAACCAGACCTACAGCGACGATGTCGTCGGTATCAATACCAGCTGTTTTGGTAAACTTACTATCGTCAATTAAGTTGATTTTGTAATCAACAAAAGTGGACATGTTTTTATTAAAGTAGTAAGTAGCACCGACATCGACATACTTGACTAAGTCTCGGTCACCATGAACACCAAGGTCTTTACCTTTTGACTGAAGGTAAGCAACAGATGGTCGCAGACCGAAGTCAAACTGATATTGTGCTACTGCTTCAAAGTTTTGTGCTTTGTTTGCAATATGGTTATTACCAAAAACGGTCATATTCTGAGTTTCAGAATATGTGGTAGCCAGATAGATATTGTTCGCATCATATTTCAGGCCTGCAGCCCATACTTCCGCATTTTTGCCGGAGGCATTGAATTTGCTCTTACCATAGGCGACCTGACCGTCAGTGCGATCTGATTTAGCATAGGTTGCACCCACGCCGAATCCTTCATACTCATAAGTAGTGGAGAAACCGAAACCATCACCATTGGCTTCAGTTACGTCAGTGCGGTCATTTTTACCCTGATACTGAGCAGCAAAGTTCAGGCCATCGACCAGACCAAAGAAGTCGTTGTTACGATAAGTTGCAACACCAGTAGTGCGACCAGTCATGAACACATCTGTTTGGGTCCAGGTATCACCACCGAATTCTGGCAGGACGTCAGTCCACGCACCGATGTCGTATGCTACACCGTAGTTACGGCCGTAATCGATTGAGCCGTAATCACCAAATTTCAGGCCTGCAAATGCAAGACGGGTTTTGTCTTTGGAAGAACCTTGAGATTCAGCACGGTTGCCTTTGAATTCATATTCCCACTGACCGAAACCAGTCAGTTGATCGTTGATTTGGGTTTCACCTTTGAAGCCAAGACGGGCATAAGTAGTATCACCATCATCTGCATCATTAGAGGAAAAGTAGTGCTTGGCATTAACTTTCCCGTATAGATCCAGCTTGTTACTGTCTTTATTATAAATTTCAGCTGCCTGAGCAGACATCGCCATCAGTACTGATGCAGCTACAGCAGAAATTGCCACTGTTAATTTTTTCATTGTACGCCCTTTTTTTTGAACTATTATTAAAAAATGATGTCACTGCGCGATAAATATTCATCTAATCAATGCGATTATTTCAAGATGTAAGTTTTAGTTTCTCATTTAATTTGTGAAGTAGATCTCTATTTTTATCTGAACCTTTTCTATCTAATCCTATTCATGGCTCTTGTTTGAACGAAAATAAATCTATTAGCTAATTTATATTAATGGCACTTATTTATAAGCGCTCTATAATTCTTTAGCTTAATTTAAACAAACTAAAAATAACATCGGAAATTATTCATTGGTTATTTGTTGAAGTTTTCTTATGTATTTGTGGTGGTGTTTTGAACACTCGGTGGCATTCTCACAAATATCATTTAGTAGTTTACGTACGTAAAAAATTGGTTATGCTGTTAAGAGTGGTTACTTCGTCACACAGCTTAAACCCGCCGTCGAGCGGGTTTTTCCATTTTTTGAGTCTCGATATTAGCTGATAACCCAATACCTGAGTTATTCACTGACTCCAAATCTGTTACGTTTCTGCCTTTATTGCGATACGTAGTATCCCCTTAATTTACACCCGCTTTGTCTGCGAGGTGGGGTTATGAAATCCATGGATAAGTTAACAACGGGTGTCGCCTATGGCACCTCAGCAGGTAGTGCCGGTTACTGGTTTTTACAGCTGCTCGATAAAGTCACGCCCTCACAGTGGGCAGCAATAGGTGTGCTGGGTAGCCTGGTATTTGGCCTGCTGACGTACCTGACAAACCTTTATTTCAAGATTAAAGAAGATAAGCGCAAGGCTGCGAGAGGTGAATAATGTCGCCATCATTACGCAAGGCTATTGCTGCTGCTATTGGTGGTGGGGCTGTTGCCATAGCGTCTGTGCTCATCACTGGTCCGAGTGGTGACGATGGCCTGGAAGGTGTCAGCTACATACCATACAAAGATATCGTTGGCGTATGGACTGTATGTCACGGACACACCGGAAAAGACATCATGCTCGGTAAAACGTATACCGAAGCAGAATGCAAAGCCCTCCTGAATAAAGACCTTGCCACTGTCGCCAGACAAATTAACCCGTACATCACAGTCGATATACCGGAAACAACGCGCGGCGCTCTTTACTCATTCGTTTACAACGTGGGCGCTGGCAATTTCAGAACATCGACGCTTCTTCGCAAAATAAACCAGGGCGATATCAAAGGCGCATGTGATCAGCTACGGCGCTGGACATACGCTGGCGGTAAGCAATGGAAAGGGCTGATGACTCGCCGTGAGATTGAGCGTGAAGTCTGTTTGTGGGGGCAACAATGAGCATGATTTGCTTTTTCATGGCAGCGTTGCTCGCATTCAATGGCAACGATGCGTGGCCGTGGTTTCTGGCTGTTGGAGTGTTGATGTCATGAGTCGGTTAACCGCGATTATCTCCGCTCTGCTCATCTGCATCATCGTCTGCCTGTTATGGACTGTTAATCATTACCGTGATAACGCCATTACCTACAAAGCCCAGCGCGACAAAAATGCCAGAGAACTGAAGCTGGCGAATGCGGCAATTACTGACATGCAGATGCGTCAGCGTGATGTTGCTGCGCTCGATGCAAAATACACGAAGGAGTTAGCTGATGCGAAAGCTGAAAATGATGCTCTGCGTGATGATGTTGCCGCTGGTCGTCGTCGGTTGCACATCAAAGCAGTCTGTCAGTCAGTGCGTGAAGCCACCACCGCCTCCGGCGTGGATAATGCAGCCTCCCCCCGACTGGCAGACACCGCTGAACGGGATTATTTCACCCTCAGAGAGAGGCTGATCACGATGCAAAAACAACTGGAAGGAACCCAGAAGTATATTAATGAGCAGTGCAGATAGAGCTGCCCATATCGATGGGCAACTCATGCAATTATTGTGAGCAATAGACACGCGCTTCCAGCGGAGTATAAATGCCTAAAGTAATAAAACCGAGCAATCCATTTACGAATGTTTGCTGGGTTTCTGTTTTAACAACATTTTCTGCGCCGCCACAAATTTTGGCTGCATCAACAGTTTTCTCCTGTCCAATTCCCGAAACGAAGAAATGATGGGTGATGGTTTCCTTTGGTGTTACTGCTGTCGGTTTGTTTCCAACAGTAAACGTCTGTTGAGCACATCCTGTAATAAGCATTGCCAGAGCGGCAGAAAACAACATTTTTTTCATCTTATTATCCTGCATTGTTAAAAACGGCAGAATCCTATGTGACAACAATTAAACGATAGTTAAATGGATTGATGAAAATTAAAACTATATAGGTGGATGCTCAGCCTATTGGAGGAGGGAGGCACTCAGAATCCTGTGGAATGAAATAAACCGCTCTATCTGTCCATTACCCTTTTAGCTGCGCTGTATCGTCGCCGTATTCCCGCATTAACCATGACCGTAGCCCGACGGGGAATTCCTTCTGCGTGAGTGTGCGGGAATAATCAAAAACGATGCACACCGGGTTTTTACCGCGTTTATGGTTCGCGGGGGGGGGGCCCTCATGCTCGCCAGTCCTGTGCGGGGGTGGAAGAAACAGGACGTGTATTCAGGTCTGTGTGACTGTGGTCGCAAGACTTTTGTCGTTCAGCTATTAAATCCCATTACGAAGTAGACCAGAACTGCCAACGGGTCCTTTCCGGCGATCCGACAGGTTACGGGGCGGCGACCTCGCGGGTTTTCGCTATTTATGAAAATTTTCCGGTTTAAGGTGTTTCCGTTCTTCTTCGCCGTAACCTAATGTTTTTATTTAAAACACCCCCTGAAAAGAAAGGAAACGACAGGTGCTGAAAGCGAGCTTTTTGGCCTCTGTCGTTTCCTTTCTCTGTTTTTGTCCGTGGAATGAGCAATGGAAGTCAACAAAAAGCAGCTGGCTGACATTTTCGGTGCGAGTATCCGTACCATTCAGAACTGGCAGGAACAGGGAATGCCCGTTCTGCGAGGCGGTGGCAAGGGTAATGAGGTGCTTTATGACTCTGCCGCCGTCATAAAATGGTATGCCGAAAGGGATGCTGAAATTGAGAACGAAAAGCTGCGCCGGGAGGTTGAAGAACTGCTGCAGGCCAGCGAGACAGATCTCCAGCCAGGGACTATTGAGTACGAACGCCATCGACTTACGCGTGCGCAGGCCGATGCACAGGAGCTGAAAAATGCCAGAGACTCCGCTGAAGTGGTGGAAACCGCATTCTGTACTTTCGTGCTGTCGCGTATCGCAGGTGAAATTGCCAGTATTCTCGACGGGATCCCCCTGTCGGTGCAGCGGCGTTTTCCGGAACTGGAAAACCGACATGTTGATTTCCTGAAACGGGATATCATCAAAGCCATGAACAAAGCAGCCGCGCTGGATGAACTGATACCGGGGTTGCTGAGTGAATATATCGAACAGTCAGGTTAACAGGCTGCGGCATTTTGTCCGCGCCGGGCTTCGCTCACTGTTCAGGCCGGAGCCACAGACCGCCGTTGAATGGGCGGATGCCAGTTACTATCTCCCGAAAGAATCCGCATACCAGGAAGGGCGCTGGGAAACACTGCCCTTTCAGCGGGCCATCATGAATGCGATGGGCAGTGACTACATCCGCGAGGTGAATGTGGTGAAGTCTGCCCGTGTTGGTTATTCCAAAATGCTGCTGGGTGTTTATGCCTACTTCATAGAGCATAAGCAGCGCAACACCCTTATCTGGTTGCCGACGGATGGTGATGCCGAGAACTTTATGAAAACCCACGTTGAGCCGACTATCCGTGATATTCCGTCGCTGCTGGCGCTGGCACCGTGGTATGGCAAAAAGCACCGGGATAACACGCTCACCATGAAGCGTTTTACCAATGGGCGTGGCTTCTGGTGCCTGGGCGGTAAAGCGGCAAAAAACTACCGTGAAAAGTCAGTGGATGTGGCGGGTTATGATGAACTTGCTGCCTTTGATGAGGATATTGAACAGGAAGGCTCTCCGACGTTCCTGGGCGATAAGCGTATTGAAGGCTCGGTCTGGCCAAAGTCCATCCGTGGCTCCACGCCCAAAGTGAGAGGCACCTGCCAGATTGAGCGTGCAGCCAGTGAATCCCCGCATTTTATGCGTTTTCATGTTGCCTGCCCGCACTGTGGGGAGGAGCAGTACCTTAAATTTGGCGATAAAGAGACGCCGTTTGGCCTCAAATGGACGCCGGATGATCCCTCCAGCGTGTTTTATCTCTGCGAGCATAATGCCTGCGTCATCCGTCAGCAGGAGCTGGACTTTACTGATGCCCGTTATATCTGCGAAAAGACCGGGATCTGGACCCGTGATGGCATTCTCTGGTTTTCGTCATCCGGTGAAGAGATTGAGCCACCGGACAGTGTGACCTTTCACATCTGGACGGCGTACAGCCCGTTCACCACCTGGGTTCAGATTGTCAAAGACTGGATGAAGACGAAAGGGGATACGGGAAAACGTAAAACCTTCGTAAACACCACGCTCGGTGAGACGTGGGAGGCGAAAATTGGCGAACGTCCGGATGCTGAAGTGATGGCAGAGCGGAAAGAGCATTATTCAGCGCCCGTTCCTGACCGTGTGGCTTACCTGACCGCCGGTATCGACTCCCAGCTGGACCGCTACGAAATGCGCGTATGGGGATGGGGGCCGGGTGAGGAAAGCTGGCTGATTGACCGGCAGATTATTATGGGCCGCCACGACGATGAACAGACGCTGCTGCGTGTGGATGAGGCCATCAATAAAACCTATACCCGCCGGAATGGTGCAGAAATGTCGATATCCCGTATCTGCTGGGATACTGGCGGGATTGACCCGACCATTGTGTATGAACGCTCGAAAAAACATGGGCTGTTCCGGGTGATCCCCATTAAAGGGGCATCCGTCTACGGAAAGCCGGTGGCCAGCATGCCACGTAAGCGAAACAAAAACGGGGTTTACCTTACCGAAATCGGTACGGATACCGCGAAAGAGCAGATTTATAACCGCTTCACACTGACGCCGGAAGGGGATGAACCGCTTCCCGGTGCCGTTCACTTCCCGAATAACCCGGATATTTTTGATCTGACCGAAGCGCAGCAGCTGACGGCTGAAGAGCAGGTCGAAAAATGGGTGGATGGCAGGAAAAAAATACTGTGGGACAGCAAAAAGCGACGCAATGAGGCGCTCGACTGCTTCGTTTATGCGCTGGCGGCGCTGCGCATCAGTATTTCCCGCTGGCAGCTGGATCTCAGTGCGCTGCTGGCGAGCCTGCAGGAAGAGGATGGTGCAGCAACCAACAAGAAAACACTGGCAGATTACGCCCGTGCCTTATCCGGAGAGGATGAATGACGCGACAGGAAGAACTTGCCGCTGCCCGTGCGGCACTGCATGACCTGATGACAGGTAAACGGGTGGCAACAGTACAGAAAGACGGACGAAGGGTGGAGTTTACGGCCACTTCCGTGTCTGACCTGAAAAAATATATTGCAGAGCTGGAAGTGCAGACCGGCATGACACAGCGACGCAGGGGACCTGCAGGATTTTATGTATGAAAACGCCCACCATTCCCACCCTTCTGGGACCGGACGGCATGACATCGCTGCGCGAATATGCCGGTTGGGGGCTGCCGCAATTACAGGAATGTATGGTGCGGGGGCCAGTATGGTGCTCGGTGGTGTGGCGCAGATGCTGGCACCGAAAGCCAGAACTCCCCGTACACAGACAACGGATAACGGCAAACAGAACACCTATTTCTCCTCACTGGATAACATGGTTGCCCAGGGCAATGTTCTGCCGGTTCTGTACGGTGAAATGCGCGTGGGGTCACGGGTGATTTCGCAGGAGATCAGCACGGCAGATGAAGGAGATGGTGGTCAGGTTGTGGTGATTGGTCGTTGATGCAGAATGTTTTGTGTGAAACCGCCTCAGGGCGGTTTTGTCGTTTCTGGAGCGTGAGGAATGGGTAAAGGCAGCAGTAAGGGGCATACCCCGCGCGAAGCGAAGGACAACCTGAAATCATCCCAGATGCTGAGCGTGATAGACGCCATCAGTGAAGGGCCGATTGAAGGTCCGGTGGACGGATTAAAAAGTGTGCTGCTGAACAGTACGCCGGTGCTGGACAGTGAGGGGAATACCAATATCTCCGGTGTCACGGTGGTGTTCCGGGCAGGTGAGCAGGAGCAGACACCGCCGGAGGGATTTGAATCCTCCGGCTCCGAGACGGTGCTGGGTACGGAAGTGAAGTACGACACGCCGATTACCCGGACCATCACGTCTGCAAACATCGACCGTCTGCGCTTTACCTTCGGTGTGCAGGCACTGGTGGAAACCACCTCAAAGGGGGACCGGAATCCGTCGGAAGTCCGCCTGCTGGTTCAGATACAGCGTAACGGTGGCTGGGTGACGGAAAAAGACATCACCATTAAAGGCAAAACCACCTCGCAGTATCTGGCCTCGGTGGTGGTGGATAACCTGCCGCCGCGCCCGTTTAATATCCGGATGCGCAGGATGACGCCGGACAGCACCACAGACCAGCTGCAGAACAAAACGCTCTGGTCGTCATACACCGAAATCATCGATGTGAAACAGTGCTACCCGAACACGGCACTGGTCAGCGTACAGGTGGACTCGGAGCAGTTCGGCAGCCAGCAGGTGAGTCGTAATTATCATCTTCGCGGGCGCATTCTGCAGGTGCCGTCGAACTATAACCCGCAGACGCGACAATACAGCGGTATCTGGGACGGAACGTTTAAGCCAGCATACAGCAACAACATGGCCTGGTGTCTGTGGGATATGCTGACCCATCCGCGCTACGGCATGGGGAAGCGTCTCGGTGCGGCGGATGTGGACAAATGGGCGCTGTATGTCATCGGCCAGAATTGCGACCAGTCGGTGCCGGATGGCTTTGGTGGCACGGAGCCGCGCATCACCTGTAATGCCTGGCTGACCACACAGCGCAAGGCGTGGGATGTGCTCAGTGATTTCTGCTCGGCGATGCGCTGTATGCCGGTATGGAACGGGCAGACGCTGACGTTCGTGCAGGACCGACCATCAGATAAGGTGTGGACCTATAACCGCAGTAATGTGGTGATGCCGGATGATGGCGCGCCGTTCCGCTACAGCTTCAGCGCCCTGAAGGACCGCCATAATGCCGTTGAGGTGAACTGGATTGACCCGAACAACGGCTGGGAGACGGCGACAGAGCTTGTTGAAGATACGCAGGCCATTGCCCGTTACGGTCGTAACGTCACGAAGATGGATGCCTTTGGCTGTACCAGCCGGGGGCAGGCGCACCGCGCCGGGCTGTGGCTGATTAAAACGGAACTGCTGGAAACGCAGACCGTGGACTTCAGCGTGGGTGCGGAAGGGCTTCGCCATGTACCGGGGGATGTCATTGAAATCTGTGATGATGACTATGCGGGTATCAGCATCGGCGGGCGCGTGCTGGCGGTGAACAGCCAGACCCGGACGCTGACGCTCGACCGTGAAATCACGCTGCCATCCTCCGGTACCACGCTGATAAGTCTGGTTGACGGAAGTGGCAATCCGGTCAGCGTGGAGGTTCAGTCCGTCACCGACGGCGTGAAGGTAAAAGTGAGCCGTGTTCCTGACGGTGTTGCTGAATACAGCGTATGGGGGCTGAAGCTGCCGACGCTGCGCCAGCGCCTGTTCCGCTGCGTGAGTATCCGTGAGAACGACGACGGCACGTATGCCATCACCGCCGTGCAGCATGTGCCGGAAAAAGAGGCCATCGTGGATAACGGGGCGCACTTTGACGGCGACCAGAGCGGCACGGTGAATGGTGTCACGCCGCCTGCGGTGCAGCACCTGACTGCCGAAGTCACCTCAGACAGCGGGGAGTATCAGGTGCTGGCGCGCTGGGATACGCCGAAGGTGGTGAAGGGGGTGAGCTTTATGCTTCGCCTGACCGTGGCAGCGGATGACGGCAGTGAGCGGCTGGTCAGCACGGCCAGGACGACGGAAACCACATACCGCTTCAGGCAACTGGCGCTGGGGCGTTACACGCTGACGGTCCGGGCGGTAAATGCGTGGGGACAGCAGGGCGATCCGGCATCGGTATCGTTCCGGATTGCCGCACCGGCAGCGCCGTCGCGGATTGAGCTGACGCCGGGCTATTTTCAGATAACTGCCACGCCGCATCTTGCGGTTTATGATCCGACGGTACAGTTTGAGTTCTGGTTCTCGGAAAAGCGGATTACCGATATCAGGCAGGTTGAGACCACAGCCCGCTATCTTGGTACGGCGCTGTACTGGATAGCTGCCAGTATCAATATCAAACCGGGCCATGATTATTACTTTTATATCCGCAGTGTGAACACCGTTGGCAAATCGGCATTCGTGGAGGCTGTTGGTCAGCCGAGCGATGATGCGGAAGGTTACCTGGATTTTTCAAAGGCCAGATAACCGAATCCCATCTCGGCAAGGAGCTGCTGGAAAAAGTCGAGCTGACGGAGGATAACGCCAGCAAACTGGAGGAGTTTTCGAAAGAGTGGAAGGACGCCAACGATAAATGGAATGCCATGTGGGGCGTCAAAATTGAGCAGACCGAAGACGTCAGGCATTATGTCGCGGGGCTTGGCCTTAGTATGGAGGATACGGAGGAAGGCAAACTGAGCCAGTTCCTGGTTGCCGCTAACCGTATCGCGTTTATTGACCCGGCAAACGGGAATGAAACGCCGATGTTTGTGGCGCAGGGCAACCAGATATTCATGAACGAAGTGTTCCTGAAGTATCTGACGGCTCCCACCATTACCAGTGGCGGCAATCCTCCGGTATTTTCCCTGACACCGGACGGGCGGCTGACGGCGAAAAATGCCGATATCAGCGGTAACGTGAATGCGAACTCCGGGACGCTCAATAATGTCACGATTAACGAGAACTGTCGGGTTCTGGGAAAACTGTCCGCGAACCAGATTGAAGGCGATCTCGTTAAAACAGTGGGCAAAGCTTTCCCCCGGGACTCCCGTGCACCGGAGCGGTGGCCATCAGGGACTATTACCGTCAGGGTTTATGACGATCAGTCGTTTGACCGGCAAATTGTTATTCCAGCGGTGGCTTTCTGCGGTGCCAGACATGAGCGGGAGAATAGCGATACTTATTCGTCATGCCGCCTGATAGTGAAGAAAAACGGGGCTGAAATTTATAACCGAACGGCTCTGGATAATACTCTGATTTACACGGGTGTTATTGATATGCCTGCAGGCAGTGGTGTAATGACACTGGAGTTTTCTGTATCAGCATGGTGGGTAAATGGTTGGTATCCCACAGCAAGTATCAGCGATTTGCTGGTTGTTGTGATGAAGAAAGCCACTGCAGGCATCAGTATCAGCTGAATTTTATAACCCCAATACGGGCGTCAGAAATGACGCCTTTTTTATTGCAGAAAAGCGAGAGGTAATTATGCGTAAATTATGTGCTGTTATTCTGTCCGCAGTAGTCTGGCTGGTTGCCGCTGGTACGCCAGCGAGCTCAGCAGAGCATCAGTCCACACTAAGCGCCGGGTATCTTCAGACCCATACTGATATGCCAGGCAGTGATGACCTGAAGGGCATTAACGTGAAATACCGTTATGAATTTACGGACACGCTGGGGCTGGTGACGTCATTCAGTTATGCAGGATACAAGAATCGTCAGCTGACCCGTTACAGCGATACCCGCTGGCATAAAGATTCCGTGCGTAACCGCTGGTTCAGCGTGATGGCGGGGCCGTCTGTGCGCGTGAATGAATGGTTCAGCGCGTATGCGATGGCGGGTATGGCTTACAGCCGTGTTTCGACTTTTTCCGGGGATTACCTCCGCGTAACTGACAACAAGGGGAAAACGCACGATGTGCTGACCGGAAGTGATGACGGTCGCCACAGCAACACGTCTCTGGCGTGGGGAGCTGGCGTGCAGTTTAACCCGACCGAATCCGTGGCCATTGATATTGCTTATGAAGGCTCCGGCAGTGGTGACTGGCGCACTGACGGTTTCATCGTGGGTGTCGGTTATAAGTTCTGATTAGCCAGGTAACACAGTGTTATGACAGCCCGCCGGTTCAGGCGGGCTTTTTTGTGGAGTGGATATGGCAGCAGTAAAAATCTCAGGTGTGCTGAAAGATGGTGCGGGAAAACCAATACAGAACTGCACTATTCAACTGAAGGCAAAGCGTAACAGCACCACGGTACTGGTGAACACGGTGGCCTCTGAAAATCCGGATGAAGCCGGGCGTTACAGCATGGATGTTGAGTATGGCCAGTACAGCGTTATCCTGCTGGTTGAAGGTTTTCCGCCTTCACATGCCGGGACCATCACCGTGTATGAAGATTCTAAGCCGGGGACGCTGAATGATTTTCTCGGTGCCATGACGGAAGATGATGTCATGCCGGAGGCATTGCGTCGTTTTGAGGAAATGGTGGAAGAAGCGGCACGCAACGCTGAAGCCGCCTCTCAGAGCGCAGCGGCGGCAAAGAAATCCGAAACAGCAGCGGCATCATCGAAGAACGCGGCGAAAACCTCAGAAACGAACGCAGCTAACAGCGCACAGGCGGCAGCGGCCTCACAGACTGCATCGGCAAACTCCGCGACTGCAGCCAAAAAATCAGAAACCAACGCGAAAAACAGTGAGACAGCCGCAAAGACGAGCGAAACCAACGCGAAGTCCAGCCAGACGGCAGCGAAAACCAGCGAAACGAATGCCAAAGCCAGTGAAACTGCGGCGAAAAGCAGTCAGGATGCAGCAGCTGAAAGCGAGAGTGCGGCGGCCGGTTCTGCGACTTCAGCAGCCGGATCAGCAACTGCTGCGGCTAACAGCCAGAAAGCTGCGAAGACGAGTGAAACTAACGCAAAGTCCAGCCAGACAGCAGCGAAGACCAGCGAAACGAATGCCAAAGCCAGCGAAACTGCGGCGAAAAGTAGTCAGGCTGCAGCAGCCGAAAGCGAGAGTGCTGCAGCTGGTTCTGCAAGTGCGGCGGCTGCTTCTGCCACTGCATCAGCTAACAGTCAAAAAGCAGCAAAAACCAGTGAAACCAACGCAAAGGCGAGCGAAACAGCGGCTGCGAACTCAGCGAAAGCATCGGCAGCAAGCCAGACGGCAGCTAAAGCAAGCGAAGATGCAGCCAGAGAGTACGCAAGCCAGGCTGCGGAGCCGTATAAATATGTCTTACAGCCGTTACCTGAGGTGTGGATACCGTTTAACGATTCACTGGATATGATTACCGGGTTTGCTCCTGGATATAAGAGCATCACAGTTGGTGACGATGTTATTGCATTGCCGTCTGAAAAGGTTGTTTCATTTACCAGGGCGTCAACTGCAACGTATATAGATAAGTCTGGGTGTTTTGCTGAATCAGCGATAAATGAACCACGTTTTGAAAAAGATGGTCTGCTCATTGAAGGTCAGAGAACGAATACTTTTTCTTATACGAATACACCAGTATCGTGGAACTATGACACTGCTAACTTAACTATTACCACGGGAGTTGATGAGTATGGTTTCAGTTATGGTTTGTTTGGCGTTAAAGAAACATCCACAACTGAAAGGGCGACATTAATTTCTACTGGATATACCAGGGTTATTTCAGTTTCGGCAAATGAATCAGTTACTTTATCCTGCAGAGTTAAAAAAGTAAGTGGGGATGGTATTATCACGTTGCGTCCAAGAATATCATATGTTAACGACGATGGCTCAAGTAACACACTGACCGCTGGCGCATATATTGATTGCGAGACTGGCGATATGTTGAGTTATTCTGGAGGTGAGGCGGCAACTTATAACATATTCAGAGAGTCTAATGGATGGATTCGTGTTGAGTTTACCTACAAATCACCAGAAGCAAAAAATATGTATGGGCGTTTTGAGTTTGGAGCACATCAACGATCAATCAAGTCTGGCGATAAATTAATGTTAACAACCCCTCAATTCGAAAAGGGACTAAACGCGTCATCTTTTATCATCACAACAGAGGTCGGTGCCACGAGAGCAAGTGACCAGGTAATCATACCTATACCTTTCAATTGGGCAACTCCACCAGTTAGTGTTCTCATGGAAGTTAATGTTAATTGGGATTCTGAAATGCCTAATTTAGAAGGCTCTGCGCGTTTGCTTAATATCTCAATTACAGGGGCGACGACTGAAGTTTCTGATGAAAGTTATATGTATTTTGGTTTTACCACTCGTGGTAAAAGGCTAATTATCACCAATGGCAAAGGAACAAAAACAGAATATAAAGCATATGGGAATAGAGAGAAAAGGAAATTTGTTACTGGCTTTAAGTTTACAGAAGATAAACAGTTGCAGGTTGTTGTTGATGGAATTTTAGGTGGCAGCTCCCCGTCTCTGCATACATTGCAACGTTATACTGCCGGTAATATTAATATCGGTGGACAATCATCCAGTGGCAACAGACACCTGTTCGGTCATGTGAAAAATTTACGCATTTGGCATAAAGAATTAACTGAGGCACAAATGGGGGAGTCAATCTAATGAAAGATTTAACACTCAAATTTGAAGACAGGGCCGACTTTTCGGCCTTTATGGAGAGTATTGGCTATTATGATGACGAGTCGATGCAGGATGATATTCTTATCGACGTGATAGGTAACGTGTACAAAGAAACCGGAGAACTGACTGAAGATGGCGAACCGGTATGTGTTAAGGAAGACGGATATTTTGTAAACGTGCGCATCATTAATGATTCGCAAATATCGTCATTATTCGATGAATACGTGGTTGCTGTTGAGCATCAACTTCGTGGCTGGATGTGAGGAAGAAAAATGGCTACATCGACAGTAATTCCTGATGACATCAAAACGCTAAAATCCGACGTTAGCAAATTAAAAAACGATCAAGGAAGCTACGCAACAAAATTATATGTAGACAGCAAAGATGAAATCGTTGGTGACTGGTCTGCTTCATGGTATCAGCAGGTATTGCCAACTAGCGGAGCTATATTTGGGAGAAAACTCCGCTCAACTCACAGGACGGCAGGTGTTGAGGATGCGTATTGCGAACTATACCTCAAAAAATGGATAGACAGTCCAGGTAACGCAATGGCGCGCCTTAACCTGAACGATAACGGGACAAACATTTGCTGGGACTTTACCAACCTTTATGGCGGTACGATGATTTTTCCCGGTGACAGCGGATACCTCAAAATGGGTAACTGCCTTATGTCATACAGCAAGCGTGGAAGTAACGCGCTTATTAAATTTGATTACACCGACACATTACAGATCAAATATGCCAATCATGGGTCAACCATGACATTAAACACACAGGGAACCGCTCATTCTGGCGCTACTACTAGTTTGTGGGGTAACTCTACCCGTCCGGTTGTATATGAAGTTGGTGCTGATGGTGGCGCGTATATGTTCTATGCGCAGAAAAATACCGATAACACCTATATGTTAAGCGTTAATGGTGCATGTCATGCCACCGCATTTAACCAGCATTCCGACCGGGATCTGAAAGACAACATTCAGGTGATCGATAATGCAACCGACCGCATCCGTAAAATGAACGGCTATACATACACGCTTAAAGAAAACGGTATGCCCTATGCTGGTGTCATTGCACAGGAAGCACTGGAAGCAATCCCAGAAGTTGTAGGTTCCGCAATGAAATATCAGGACGGTGCAGGCGGATCGGAAGGTGAAGAAGGTGAACGTTATTACACAGTAGATTATTCTGGTGTTACTGGCTTGCTT